ATGAAATGCGTCTGTGTCCCAGTACTCTGAACCATAAGTAATTGTTGTCCAAGTTGAGTCCGAAATTGTTTGACTGGTTGCTGAATAAACTGCACAACCGACAAGGGTTGCTCCACCTGCTGCTGGAGTTGCCCAACTAGGAGCACCAGCTGCAACTGTAAGGACTTGTCCTGTGCTACCAATGCCAAGACGATCAAAGGTTCCTGATCCAGTTCCCTTAATTAAATCTCCAGCAGTTGTTATTGCTGTTGCCATTGAGTTAGTAACTGTGACAGTGCCAGAAGTGCCACCGCCTGAGATTCCAGTGCCCGCAGTTACGCCAGTAATGTCACCAGCTGCGTCTGTTACCCATGTAAAGTCCATGTCTGTGTTTGATGCTTTAGAAAGCACCTGACCAGTAGTGCCACCTTTAAGATCGACTAGCGATGCATCGATAGAGTCGCCTAGTGTCTCAATGGCTACTGCGCCATCCTTGACTAGGTCAGTACTGGTTGGTACTGCCCAACCAAAATTAGGGGTTGTTGTTGCCATTAGGTTAGAGCTCCGATCGCTTTAGACCACTGTAGTGTACCATTTACGCCACTCCAGATGGTGTTAATTGGAATTACTGTCGCCCATGTTGGGGCAATAAGAGAGAAATCTGTAGGTGAAACATAGATAGTCGCATCCACGAAAGTTGGTGTGGCTCTGATTGAGATACCCTCTACAAAGCCTGAGAAGTACCCCTCGAACATGTTGAAGGGCAGGTTAGTGATAACTACTGGCTCGCCAAAGAATAGGTTAATTAAGTCATTCCTTAGGGCATCAGGCATAAGGGGATTGTCAAGTCTAAAAGTAATCTGGTCGAGCTGTGTTCTAGGGGTTGAGCGCAGGGCTAGATCGCGTGTGACAATGTCGGTAACATCTGCAAGATAGCGAATGTTGGAGTCAAAGGATCTTTGATAGCGTCCATAAGTAGCAATAGAAGCATCGTCTGTATCTGAGTAGGTGCTGCCGTAGTCATTGCCATAACGCACAATCTCGCTATTGCGAATCTTGCCAATCTGGAGAATTGACTTGACACTGGCTGGAGATGCGTAATTGCCATCTAATTGAGTCGAGCCATTAGCAGCTAGATAGTTGCTTCTGTGATCCGCGTCCGCATAAGAGATGCGCCCTTGCTTGTCCTCATAGAGCGTTCCTAGTGCGCTGTCTGCAATCTGCTGGACTAAAGTCTGTGTATTGCGATCAGCAGCTGAAAGATTGTCCATCTGGTATAGACCAGTATCAATCTCACCCAATCCGACATTTTCAGCATAAGCCCATGTGGTAGTTGGATTGTAATTGACCCATTGCAGGGCTGGTGCTACTTCTTGCCATTGATTGACTAGCAACTCGGACAGAATAGTGGAAATCTGAACGCCATCTAAATCATGAGCCACAGCAGCTGTGTAGATTGCTTTAGGCAATTTAGCCAATGCACCGACTGCAAGAATGGTTCCCAGAGTTACATAGCCTGTTTCTTCGGGGCTTCTGACTGAAGTCGTAAAGTCTGAAACTGTGCCACCAAATACAGGCACATAAGTTCCAGAAGAGTCTTTAATCTCTAAAGTTAAAGAATCAGTAACATCGATGTCAAACAAAGCATTAGTCGAGTTGATAATCTCCATGCGAGCATAACCTGCTTGACATTGACGATCTATGTCTATTCGCCCAATAGTTACATTGACGCTAGTTACATTTGTATAAACAGTCGTACCGACTGTGATGCGCCATTCTGGAAGCCATGTCATGCTAGCGTCAAGCTCGTAGTTCCACGCTGATTAGCAGATCGGATGTAATCTTCCAAAGCTCTAGCAATCGCTTCTGGATCTCCAACGCCTGCATTGACTGTAATTGAATAATTAGCCTGAACAGGTATCTGTCTGCCTGAGCCATTATTGCCCATACCTGCTGTTGATCCACCTGAATCATAAGGCGTAGTAGATGGAATGTTAGCCCCTACAAAAGGAGTGTAACCACCTAATTGTGCTTTCTCACCCTCTGTAAGAGAATTGAAGAAATCTGTTGCGCTAACACTTGCTGGTAGTTTTGCAGTTACAGCAGCTACCTTTTCTGGTGTTGATAAGTCTCTATCGCCACCAGCATTATTACCGCCATTTTTACCACCAGATGTGACATTCATTTTTGCAAGCAAATCAAGCATCTCTCGAATCTTGCGTAGAGCTTCATCTAGGTTATTTAGATTGATTAAATCCTTAGGGGTAAGACCTTTAAGGATAGACTCAATGGCAGTCATTTGAGTCTTTTGATTAGTTAAAGCACCAAGAATCTTTAGATCTTCATTAAGTTTGGCTGTTGCAGCAACAATGGCTGCTTCATCCTTAGAAGCAATAGCTTCTTCTAGCGCAAGGATTGACTGCTTAACATTAAGTCGAGCTGTGTCATTGGCAATCTGCAATAGTTGAGATGATGTAGTTGCTTTCCCTAATTGCTCAGCTTGATTAGTTAGAGCTGCTGCAATCTGGATCTTGTCCATGTCAAAGACTTCTTCACCCTTGCTAAGAGCAAGGTTAGCCTTGTCGATGGCTTGCTGTGACTTCTTAGCCTTTAACTGTGCAGCAGTTTCTTTTGTAAGACTCTTAGCTTGAGCAGTAGTTTTCTTAGTCAATGTGAATTGATTTTGCAAAGATTTTAAGTGTGCATTATCAGAAGCCTTCTGGATTGGTGCTTGCTTCCCAGCCTCACGCAAGATTGTTAAATATGTTCCCAGAATTGGAATCATTCCCACATTGAAACTGCCGATAATAGGCAGATCCTTTAATTTACTGGCTAGAACTCCTACGCCACGAATCACATCTGCAATATAAAGAGCAGTCTTTTCCATGTTTGTGGCTAGGTTAGCGACACTCGTATCTTCACCAAGTTTAGTTAGGGCATCAATTAAGCCAGTACCGATTATCTCGCTAGCATTGGCAGAAGCCACTCCGAGCTTGTCGATTGAACCTTGAAAAGTCTTAGCAGCAGCAGTGGCAGATCCTGCGAATGTGCTTTGTAGTTGGTTTGTGATGTCCTCAAAAGACTTAGCTTTAAGGTCTGCCTTTGAGATACCGATACCAAGCCTAGAAAGAGCGGCATTGTTGCCTAGATATGCACGACTCAACGCTGCTGTTACGCTAGAAAGATCCTTGCCAGTTGAAGCAGAAATGTCTAGAGAAAGGTTGAGGAGTCTTTGTGCCTCTGCTGTGTCGCCTGTGGCTACAGCGAGAGTCTGATAAGCAGGACGGAGCAGATCATCGACAATGCCAAACTCTGTTTGTAGTCTCTGGATGTATTCTTCAGATGCAGCGGCATCGCGGCCAAGTCCGACATTTTTAAGAGCCAGTGCTAACTGTTGCTGTGCTTTTTGATCTTCTGCTGCTGCTTTAACGGATGCCTTGCCATAAGCAAGAACTTGAGTAGTACCGAAAGCGAGACCAAAAGCACCTGCCAGCTTCTTGACATTTTTGGTGAGTTTATCTGTTGCAGTATCTGCTTGCTTAAAGGCTTTGTTGCCAACGAACTCCGCTGCAATATCAATCATTACATTAGCCATGATTTACACCTTTGCTCTCGCGTTAAGTTTGTTAGCTGCGCCTTGAATAGCCTTAAGGACTGCATCTCTAGCCTTGCCATTGTTTTCTTCATAAGCACGAAACAAAGCGCGACCTTCCATCTTTTGATCGCCCTTCATCTGTGCGCCATACTTACTATTCTGATTCTGAACAAAGCGACTTGTTGGAGTCTTTCGACCCATAGTCTCATAGATTGCTCCAGCAGCACTCTTATTGAATACGCGAGCAAGAGATCTAAATCCTCTGCGATTAGGCTTAGAGGGTGTTGTCTTATAACCAATGCCGGACTTTACGATTCGGGCATTGTAACTAGGGAAGCGAGATTGTGAACCTTCTCGCGCTAACCATCCGCTTAAGACTTGATCATCATCTGGCAGATAACCTTTAGCAGCTTTAGTTATTGGCTTTAGGGCTTGCGCCACTTCTTTAGGTAAAGCCTTAGCAAGATCAGGACTGAACTGGCGTAAAGACTTTCTAAGAGCGACCGCGCCCTTTACGCTTGCTGGCATCGCTCACCTCTTTCGCTTCATCCTTGAGCCCTTGCACTAATGCATCGAGCATGATCTTATCTAGATCCAACAACTGCTGTGGCGCGATTCCCAATCTAATGCTTAGCCTAGCGATTAGATAGGTGAATGGAAGATCGCGCTTTAAGCTAAAGGGTCTGAATCAAGCACCTCGACACTTTTGAGTGTCTCAATGAAATCCATACCAAAAGGCTTAACAGTTTCACCTGACCTGCGTGTTACTTCCCATGCTAACCAATAGACATCGCTCTGCTTTTCTTCATCGCGGAACGCCTTATGGAAGCCCTTTTTTGCGTACTGCTCGAATGAGTACTCCACTGCTGGAGTGATCTCGCCTTCCAATACGCTTCCATCTGTACGAACTATCTTTAGTTTTGCCATGAGTTTGCCCCTTTGTTAGTTGTTTAGAATGTGCCTGATGTGGCTACTGCAACTGTCGAGTTAGCAGTGAATGTGATTGACTGTGTAGACATATCACCAACAGCACCATTGATGTCTGTTGTGTTATTGACTAGCAATGACACTGTGTAGAGAGGGTTAGTCGCTGAGACTACTGTTCCCTTTTCCTGTAGGAATACACATGTGACTGTTGTACCCCATGCAGCTTGTAATGTTGCCAATACATTCGCTGATGCTGTGTCGTTTAGGAAGTCGATTGTTACAGATGATGCTTCCAATCCCTTAACGAACTTGTGTGCTGTGTCGCCCATTGCAGTGACTTCAAGCTCATCGAATGTGCGGTTAAGAGTGATTGATGTGACATGGTCAGAAAGATCAACAGTGTTAATCTTCACGCCGACCTTGTTATTTAGAAATACAGCCATGAGATTATTCCTCGTCTTTCTTAGTAGTTGCTGGCTTTGGTGCTGGTGTGCTTACTTGCCCGATTTTCTTCAGGAAGTCAGCGTTTTCTTGTTCCCACTCGGACATGTTTAGCTCCAACTCGTTAGGATTGATA